CGAAAACCCATTTAAAAACGCTCTTGCGAGGTAACCCATGTTTGCAATTGTTCAAAACAACACCATCGTCCAGCTTGTGCCAGAGGGCACAGCCTTTGAGTTAGACGGGGTTCAGTACCCTGCCAACTGGTGCAACCTGTCCACCCCCGAGGACAAGGCTGCTATCGGTATGGTCGATGTGATCTACGGCCAACCACCGTCTGACACCTATTACTGGGTGACGCAAGATGCGCCAGTGCTGGTTGACGGTCAGGTGCTGGTGAACTACACCTCGACCCCCAAGGACTTGGACCAGACCAAAGCCACCTGCAAGTCGCAGATCAACAACACAGCCTACACGCTGCTGTTCCCGTCCGACTGGATGGTGGTCAAGGCCACAGAAACCAGCACCCCGATGGACCCTGCATGGAACACATGGAGACAAAGCGTGAGGACCAGAGCAGACACTTTCCGGGCAGAGGTGGAAACCGCCCCGAGTATGGTCGAGGTTGAGTTCGTAATGAACAACATGGCATGGCCCCACGATCCCAATTACATTGAACCCGTACAGTCAACAGAGGTGCAACCATGAAACGCATTGCCTTAACACTGTGTGTTCTGTCCCTGACAGGATGCGCTACTGGACAATATGAAGCCTACGCAGCGGCACACAAAGCCCAAGCAGCGGCTCAGACAGCCCGTTATCAGGCTCTGGCAGACATTGCCAAGCAAGGTGACACAACTGCCAAGGTTGCTGCTGTTATCAGCCTAAACGCTGGCAACACACCTCAGTCCTCACACATTGCACAGCCCAAGTCTTGGGCCGATTACGCCTTGCAGTGGACTGGCTTGCTCCTGCCTACCGTGGGTCAGATTTACACGGCAACAGTGGTCGCCTTGCTGGTGGCGACATTACTGACAATACGGCTGTTCCAACTGTGGTGACCAACACCAACACGACTACGACAACGACAACCCCCGCAACGCCTTAAGGTAGTGAAGTATGGCTACGATTGACGCAACAGATGCACGTTTGTCAACCCATGAGGCTGTGTGCGCCCAACGGTACGAGAAGATCAATCATTCTTTGGACGTTGGCGAAAAGCGCATGACCAAGATTGAGTATCTGCTTTATGCGGTGATCGCAGCCGTACTGCTTGGACCCGGTGTTGCTGCCGAGTTTGTCAAAAAGTTGTTTGGGCTGTAACCATGAGGGAATGGGCTGAAGCATTTATTGCGGCAGTCCTTGTAGTGGCATTGACCGTTTGGTGTGCTTACATCGTGATCCAGTTGTTAAGGAATCTGTAATGCTTGCCGAACTTGCTGCTGCCAACGCAGCCTTCAATGTCATAAAAGCGGCTCTTGCAAATGGCAAAGAGTTGTCTTCCCTTGGTGGTCGAGTCTTTGATTACTTTGACAACAAGGCCAAGATACAAGAAAAAGCCACCAAGAAAGTTGCTGGTGGTGCGGAGCGTAGCGACATGGAAGAATTCATGGCGCTGGAACAACTCAAGCAGCAGGAAGAACACTTGCGCGAAAGCATGGTTTACGCTGGCAGACCGGGCATGTGGGACGATTGGGTAAAGTTCCAAGCAGCAGCGGCTAGACGCAGACGCGAGGCACAGGAAGCTGCCAAACGTGCTGCCATCATCAGGAAGAACAAGCGTGAGCAACTGGCTGAGTACATCGCCTTAAGCATTGCCACTGTCATCCTTGCTGCGTTGCTGATCTACGGGGCATACATCTACATGATGTATATACGAAAATGACGGACAAGCCTGAAACCATCGTTGACAAGGTGCTGTCGTATGTAGACAGTCCCTTCAAACTTTTCGCTGTCATCTTGATGGGCGTGGTTGCTTTTGCTGGTTACTTCCTGTGGCAGAACCAAGAGTTTATGCGTGACGCATACAAGGAAAGCAAGAAGCTGCCAGAGATCAACACCAGCCGTGCTGACGAGGCAAGCGCCATGCTGTTCAAACAAACGGGCGCTGCTGCTGTTGCCATCTTTAAGGTCAACCCGCTGTTCAATTCTCGGGTGGTCTACAAGGCATACACAAAAGATGGCAGGGACAAGAGCATTGATGACATTGACGTTGGTTTGTTTACTCACAGCACACCCAACAATAACGATGTGGTCAAGTTGATGACCAACCAGATTCCTTGCGGGGAGTACCGCTACGCTCAATCTGAAGTGGGCTTGTGGTACATCGAAAAAGGGGTAGGGTATACCTGCCGGGTAAGCGTCCCACCAGACAGCCCGAGGTTTGTTGGTCAGGTCACGGTGGGTTGGCCTCAAGAGCCAGAGAACTTAGAGCAGATCAAATTCATGCTGGAGATCGCCAGCGCCATGTTAACCAAAAGGGGCAATTGATGTTTCCACTCGCAGCACTTCTTGATGTCGGCGGCAAGCTGATTGACAAACTTATTCCTGACCCAGAGGCCAAAGCCAAAGCACAACTTGACCTAGCAAAGATGGCTCAAGACGGTGAGTTGGCAAAGATGGCAAATGACACCAAGTTGTTTGAGGTCGAGCAAAACAACCTCACAGACCGCTTAAAAGCAGATATGGGGTCTGACTCTTGGCTATCCAAGAATATCCGCCCTATGACCCTCCTATTGATTCTGGGAGGCTATTTCACATTCGCCATGATGTCGGCATTTGATTACGACACCAACAAGTCGTACGTTGAGTTGCTTGGGCAGTGGGGAATGCTAGTGATGTCCTTCTACTTTGGTGGCAGGACACTTGAAAAGATCATGGACATGAAGGCTAACAAAGACAAGGATGCAAAGTGATTACTGCTGAACAACTCAAAGAACTGAAAATCAGTGAAGATTGGCTTGAGCCTTTGAACGAGGCAATGAGCCGCTATGACATCAACACGCCTTTGCGGATGGCTGCTTTTATTGGTCAATGCGCCCATGAATCAGGCAACTTTAAGACGCTCCAAGAGAACCTGAATTACTCAGCGGAAGCCTTGTGCCGGGTCTGGCCTAGCCGATTCCCGAATCTTGAGGCAGCACAGCCGTATCACCGCAATCCCGACAAGATCGCAAACAAGGTATACGGTGGTCGAATGGGGAATGGAACCGAAGAAACCGAGGAAGGCAGTCTGTACAAAGGCCGTGGCCTCATCCAGTTGACTGGCAAGGACAATTACACTTTGTGTGGTGATGCTTTGCGTGAGGACTTCATTCATTCGCCTGATCTCCTTTTGTCGCCAAAATATGCAGCACTGAGCGCGGCATGGTTTTGGAATAAGCGCGGCTTGAACAAAGAAGCCGATGCGAAAGATTACACCGCCATGACCAAGAAGATCAATGGCGGCGTGATCGGTTTAGATGACCGTATCAAGCACATCAATCACGCACTTGAAGTCTTGTCTTGATATTCCAACTCCAGCAGCAGTTCTAGGTAATGAATGGCTTTTCGGATGTCAGCAGCGCCATTCTGATGCTTTGCTAAATATTCGATTAGCTTTGCAAGCCTAGTTTGATTGTCATTCACATGACCAAGTGATGCATTGCAATTAAAGCAAAGAACGCCTCTAACTTTGTCGGTCTTGTGACAATGATCTATGTGTCGATCTCTAGGGTCGCTAAATTCTTTTTCACAAACAAAGCAATTTGTTTCATTTGCTAGTTTTTCGGCCACATCTTTTGTGACTTTGTAAATTGTTGCAATCCTAGAAATCCTATTTTTATGTTGATTCTTAGGAAGGCTATTATTTTGCTTATCTCTTTTTGCCTGACATTCTTTGCATAGCCGATGCTGCTTTCTACGTGGATTTATTTTGCACTCAAAACACGTAGCGGAGCAAGAAAGGCAAAGCCTTGCGCCTCTTGAGACTCCCTGTTCTTTTGGGTTTCCACAAGAAATGCATGGCTTGCCAACTCTTTTTAACCTTGCTCTTTCTGCAAAACAATCTTTGCATTGAGACTGTTTTCCATCAAGCAAGCCGGGATGGTCTGAGAAATCAAACAATGACTTGTCACTTTTGCACCTTGTGCAGCACTTGCTCATTAGTTTGACCATACTCAAGCTCCAAAAGCAATTCAAGATAATGAATTGCCTTAAGTATATCATCTTTCCCTGCTTTGGATTTGTGACGGGTGACGTATTTCACTACGTTGCCCTCACAGAACCCTAGATTGTTTGCGTGTATATAGACAATTGGCTGAATGCCTTTGTCTTTGTAGTGAGTGCCCGATACCTGCTTGTCAAGAGCAGATGTTGTTAGGTCAAAAATCATTACGACTCCTTGACGAACTGCCCATCTTTGTTCATGTAGCCCTTGCGCGGCTCAATGACTTTGTAGGCGTTATAGAAGCATTGACGCACATCCAAGTCTGTCAACACGCCTACGTTAACCAGTGTGACCATAACATCACCAATGGCATCAGCAATCTCTGCCTTGTCATCTTTGGCAACAGCAATCAACAACTCACAGGCTTCTTCTACTGTCTTGCTGGCTTGACCTAGTGCTGTGCCGTTTTCGTAGATGCCACGGGCTTTTGCCCATTCCATTACGGCAAACTCAGTGCTGCTGAACGATTGTGTTTCTTTCATATCATTTCTTTAAATAAGTTGGCCTACTCGCTGCACTGCAACCTTCATGGCTATGAGCCATGCGTCACCACAGCATCCGCTTTCGGCCAAAAATCAGTCAGTGCCGCCAACTTCCATTGGCTCTTGCTGCTCTTGCATTTGCGGAGCAGCTTCAGCTTGAATGCCAGCGATGATTTGATGAACTTCTTGGAATGGGCGTGTACCCAAATACTGAAGAACGACATTGACCAGATCGGTCGAGAGTGCGAGATGTTTAGGCATAAATTTTCTCCAAGTTAAAAAGGAATGTCATCATCCATGTCAGCAAACCCTGACGGTGGATTTGACTGTGGTTTGGCTTGTTGTGGCGCTGCTTCCTTGCGACCTCCTTGCAAAGAAACATCGTTGACACGAACGTCAGTGCTTATCTTCTCAACACCATTTTTGTCCGTGTATTTGCGCTGGCTGACGCTGCCTGTAATGGTCACAGATTGACCTTTGACAAGATACTGTGCCAGTGATTCAGCACGTTTGCCAAACAACTGGCAATTCCACCAGATAGCGTCCTTGTCTTTGCCTTGACTATCGGCAATGGAAAAGTTTGCTACGGGGTCGCCATTTGGCAAGAACCGTACTTCAGCGTCACGACCAAGTTGACCAGCGACTGTCAGGTTATTCATAGATTTCCTTCATGCTCTTTCGAGATTTGTTTGATGATTTGTTCATAGAACTTGTTTGCCTCCTCTACCTTCATTTTTATTTTGTCTTCAAGCGCCTTGTCACGCTTGTAAAGAACTCTTGTGACCCGAAGCTCGGGTGTGATGTGGTCAACATTATGAATGGCTGGATTCTCGTAACCGATCAAGTGTTCAGGCGTAGACACCAAACAGTAGTCAATCTCAAACTCATCCATGTCCCACAGCATCATGTAGGCGCGACCTTGCCATTCATACGTCTTGTCTTCACCTTGCGATGCCAGCACAGGAAATGTAGACAGCGACCAAGATGACTTGATGTCGTGGATTCTGTTGTTGCCAACAATGTCGCATTCGCCAGTGATCCAATCATTGGTCTTGCGTTCAGTGTTTTTGACAAAGGTTGTGAACAGCACAGAGTTGAGCAGTTCAATGGACTGATCTTCCACCTCAAGACCCTTGGTCATGTACTTTGAGGTGATGATTTCGTCATAGCCGTAGATGAACTCCTTGGCTTGTTTGATGATGGCTGTCTTGGCTCCAACAGACAAAGTTTCGTCTTTGCCTTTTGGGTCAGTCATAATTTCCGCAAGGGATGACGCTCTAAATTTAAGCATTTGCCAAAGCCTGTAACAAAGCAGCTTCTTGTTCTGCTGTCAAAGTAAAGGTGTCACGCAGTTGCTCAACCGTGTATTCCTTTGCAATGATTTTCTGCACTGCGTTATCAAACCGGCTGTTTGTCAGTGTCGGCTTTTTATCCTTGGGTGGCTCAGATGCTCGTTTGCCATCATCGTCTTCAGGTGCAAGACCACAAGATGCCATGAGCGAATAGCGCCGTGCGTAGGTCAAAGCAGAACCAAAGCTCTGTGCGTCTTTTTTACTGGAAGGAACATGCAGCTTGCCGCCTGATATTTGCTCACCAGACTCATGCAAAAAGATTGTCTCAACAGTTACGCCATCAGTTTCTACATGAGTTTGCTGCATAACAGCAATGTTGTGTTTGTGGAAGGCATCAATCACAGCGTCAAAGCAAGCGCCAAGATCGGCATACTTGTTCTGATGGCTCTTAGCGTTTTTGATGGCAGGGCCAAATGCTTGTTGCGCCTTAACAAAGGCGGAGGAAACGTGTTTCATTGCACTCTCGTAATTGGTTGAGCCAGAAGCCAGTTTGTACCAAGCCGATGAACAGATCGCGCCCATTTGCGTTGGTAGCTGCGAATCACAGCAGGGGGTGCATCATAAGTCTGAAACAGTCGCCGTGCGTGGCGAAGAAGTGTGATGTTCATGTGAACTCCTGTCTTGTTGAATTAAATGCTTTTCAATGTTTGCTTGCATTTCTCAAACCATTGCTGGTCGTAGCCGCCATTGAAATCAACCGCGCCGGTTAAGAACCAAAAAGCAGCAGCAATTTCATCTGTGCCAAATTCGTGAGTGCGTTTGCCAAACTGGTAGCCGCACCAATTGCCAAAAATGTTTTGCTTAATTTTGCGCTTCATGTTGCTCTCCTATCTTGTTGAGCCTCCACTGTAATCCAGCCAACAAGGAAAAATAACTAGGACAAACCCCTATATACAAGCAGGTCAACGATGATAATCTTTGCCGGATGAAAACACCAGATCAACACGAACTTGATGCCGCTTGGGAGCTTTGCATAGACGCACTGCAATCCATTCGGAAATACACCCTTGACCCCGGTGACTTTGATGCAGCATCAATTGGGGTGCTGTGCAAAGCCATTGAATTACTCGCAAAGAAAGAAGTTGAAATATGCTACAAGAAAAACAGTTCTATCTAAAATGCCTTGCCGAAGGACCAGTAAGCCACCGCAAGATTGCCAACAGGATGTCTGTCAAATTCCAAACATCTCCTGCCGCAGTCAAAAACTCCTTGCTGAATCAGGGACTGATTGAACTGCATGAAAAAAAGCGCAAAGGTCAGACCAACAAATACAACCACTACTACAAGCTGACAGACAAAAAGCTGATGCAAGTTGACGAAATCAAAAGCGAAGTCACAGTAAGCGACACATGGGAAGACGGTACGCCCAAGTCCAAGGGCAACGCTTTTGACCTGACGTTGATTAAGAAAAGCATGTTTGACAACCGCGAGGTGGCACGGATGACCCAGAAGTACCACCAGAACAAGCCCATCAGCATTTACAGCCGCGCCTGATTGGTGGTATAGTTTTATGAAACCCGGCTAGATACGAAGTCATGAGCGTGTCGAAAAGTGAGCCTTCCCACCTGCCGTGCGTTTCTTCAGTGAAGGACAGTGAATGGAAATATCATGCTTTTACAGCCAAAGAATTGGGCCGTCTTTCAACACTACAAAGACCGTTGCCCACCGTGGATCAAACTCCATCGTGACCTCCTCAATGACCGTGTTTTTATGTGCTTGCCACTTGCTAGCAAGGCGCTTGCACCTTTGCTATGGTTGCTAGCATCTGAGTCCAAAGATGGCATTTTTGATGGCTCACTGGATGAGCTAGTGTTTCGGCTCCACATCACACCCAAGGACTATCAAGATGGCGTTAAGCCGTTGATTGATAAAGGTTTTTTTGTTGTTGCAAGCGGAGTGCTAGCAGAGAGCTATCAAGTTGCTATCCCAGAGACAGAGAGAGAGACAGAGACAAAGACAGAGACAAAGGCAAAGAAAGAGACAGCTATCGCTGTTTGTCCTTCAAATGTTGAAGAACAGGTGTGGGCTGATTACCTTGCCCTACGCAAAGCCAAGAAAGCCCCAATGACCGTTACCGCATTGGCTGGCCTGAAGCGCGAAGCTGAAAAGGCAAATTGGTCGCTAAACAGGGCAATTGATGAATGTGTTTCACGAGGCTGGACAGGATTTAAGGCTGAATGGGTTTCCACCAAGCCTTCCTTTGCCCAACAAGCAGCAGACATTGCTCGAACAACAGTTCCTGCCCAACACTCTGGCCCTGATCCTGTTCTGCTAAAAATTGAGGCAGATCGCCAAAAGGCTGCACCCATGCCAGACCATATCCGTCAACAAATCAATTCTGTACTGAGGAAAGTATGACTCGCACCTACGCACTTAAACGCCTGTTAGAACACGGCGAACTGTCCAGCAAGGAAATCGAAGAGATCACCTTCTGGACAACAAAGCAAGTCTGGGCAACCCTCCAGCGTCTGCAAAAGACCGAGGTTGTTCGCAAGTACCCAAAGATGAAGTGGGGCTTGATTTCACTTAACCCATTGCCGTACTAAGGGTAAATACCGTGGCTTACAGCAGAAAAGAAGTGTCCAATTCTGGTGACAGATACATGATTGAGCTTGGCGAAGCGAGGGTGCTTTACCGCACATACGAGTCAACAGGCCAAAAGGTTCTGACACCCGTTCGCATGGAATGGCTTGAGAAACGTTACGGTACAGGCGCTGTTGCCCGTATCCGTGCGTTGATGCAGAAACTACAGACAGGAGAACTTGAGTAATGTGGCCCTTCCCTCCACCATCAGGTCCAACACCTTGGACGCAAAAGCAAATCCGTGAGTACGCCAAGCAGCAACGTGACCAAGCAGGAGATGCGCCGCTATGACTCCTTTGATAAAAAAAATGGTCAAGATGGTTTCAGTTGCTAATCTTGACCCTACGCAAATGCAATGGTTTGACGTAACGGGCGCAATCAAAGAATATATTGGCTATGACCAACGTATATATTTGTTGCATCCAGCACCTTACAAAAACATGATGCTTTGTGGCTCAACAGAACAAGGTGACTTTATTTTGTCAGTTCTTGCAGAAAAAGAAGCCACAATTGTTACGGGTTGGATTATGAAGCCAACTGGATATAAAGCCCTTGGTTCATTTTTGTTTGCTGAACATGAAGGAGAACCTAAAGTTGGCGAAGTTGATGGGCCAATAGACCCGCAAGATCGTTCAATGATGTGCGCGATTGTGACCATGTTTTACGCATCGCTTGACATGAAAGTGCAAGCGTATGTGCCAACACCCCACAAAGCTAACGCAAGTCGCGCCAAACGTGGATTAAAGCCACTGTACGACTGGAATACAGTTGTAATTGAACCATCTAAGCCAAAGAACGAGCCACAAGGCGGGACACACGCAACTCCGAGAAGACATCAAGTGCGTGGTCATTGGAGAACATACAAGTCTGGAAAACGTGGTTGGGTCAAGGAATGCTGGAAAGGTGATGCAAGCAAAGGCGCAGTTTTTAAAGACTACAAAATAAAGGAACAAGATGCGATATGCCGCCCGAGTTGACGCAAACCAAGCGCAAATCGTCAGTGCGCTACGGGCCGCTGGCGCTTACGTCTGGATTATTGGCCTACCTGTTGACCTTCTGGTTGGCTACAACGGTCAGACATACTTGGTTGAAATCAAGGATGGCCCTAAAAAGGCTTTAACAAGGCTACAGCAAGACTTTTTTGGGAATTGGATTGGTGGTAGCTTGCACCGCATTGATGGCCCTGATGACGCTTTACGCATGATTGGAGTGCTATGACACCCGACATGAAAAGCCGTGAGCAGGAGAAGCTGTATCACAGCATCATCAACCAGATTGCCAAACAGTCGCAACTTCACGGTAGCCGCTGGTCAACTGAGTCGTGGAAGCGATACCTGATTGACCAATGGGCGCACGAAAATGGTGAGTCCCATGCTGTCAGCAAAGTCATGCCAAGCATTGATGGTCTGCGTGTTGTTCAGCTAGGACTGCAAAGCCGCAGGTTTACCAAAGAACAAGCCATCAGTTTTACCGAGTGGCTGCTTTATTGGGCCAACACAAACGGGGTGAAGATTGAAGAGCGCCGAGAAGAAGCATAAGGAAGCCGTTGCAAGCCTTGGATGTGCGCTGTGCCATCACTTGCATGGCGACCATGAACCCGGTCCTGTAGAGCTTCACCATTTACGTGCTGGTGGATGGGGCAAAGGCGATTACAAGACGCTGATTCCGTTATGCGTTGAGCATCATCGCGGCAATAAGGGTTTTCACGGGCTTGGCAGCAAAGGTTTTGTTGAATACTATGACATCACTCAGCAAGAACTGCTTGAGTGGACACTAAACAAGATAGGACAGACATGAACTACGCAGCAATTGCCGCAGCAATGCAAGCAGAGATTGACAACCCCGAAAAACTATACATGCCAAACAGCCCCGGCGCATACGTCCGTGACAGGCTGTTTAAGGATATGCATTGGGAAGAAGCCACATGGTTTTGGTCGCACTATTGCAGCCGTAACTTTGGCGATCCCGGCTTGGACAATTTGTACGTCCAGCTTGAAGCATTGGCAGCAAAAGAATCTATGCCCGATTGGGGCACAAGGGGTACATGATGGCCAATGAATTAAAACAACTTGGCTTGCCAACAATGTGTGCAAATGCTTTGTCAGCCGTAGGAGTCAAAACTTTTGACCAACTTCTTCAGGTAACAACATTCGAATTAAAAGCTGTTCCAAGTTTGGGGGCAAAAGGCGTTGAATATGTTTTGGCTCTTGTTGCATCTAAAGGGTATAAGTTGCAAGGTCAAGAATTTCATGAACAACGTATTGCTCGAAAAAAAGCAAAGCGCCAATGGGTTGGGCTGACAGATGAGGAGTACATCAACATCACCGACTCCGTGTATCACAAAGGCCAAGGACTTGTCGCTTACTACAAAGCCATTGAGGCCAAATTAAGGAGCAAGAACACATGAGCAAGAAAGACTTTTGGGATGGCTATGTGCCTGAGCCGGATAAAAGACAGCAAGCCCTCGACAAGATGGCAGAGAACGAACGGGAGCTTGGCATTCAGATGGAGCCAGAACCGCTTAAACCCGCTGACGGGCAGTTGATCTGGGTGGCACTGGCATTTATCGCCTTTATGCTGACACTTTTAACCATCAGGAGTTGCGTGTGACTAAAGAAGAAGCCCTTTCCGCAATGAAATTGTTGGCCGCAGTAGAGTCGTGGGCGTTCAGCCTAAAAGAGCGTATGCCAGACTATTTGCACGAAGACTTGTGCAGGTCAATGGATGTGCTGGAGCGCATCATATTGGATAAGCCATGAGCCGAGAAGACAACCTTCTAGAGCTGAAGTGGGCGTTGCACGAAGACTTCCTTGCAAGAAAACAAGCATGGTGGGAATGGCATCAAAAAAACCCACAAGTCTGGTTGATGTTTGAACGCTTCAGCTTTGATGCTGTCAATCGTGGCCGAAAGAAAATCAGCCATTGGCTCATTATCAATCGCATTCGGTGGGAGACAGCCATTCTGACCACAGGCAGCGACTTTAAAATCAGCAACGACTACATTGCTTTTTACGCTCGTCTATGGAAAGCAAAATACCCGATGCACTCAGACCTGTTTAA